GAACTCGTCGAGTTGGCGTTCCATCTCGGGCAGATAATCCATGTACGCCTGATGAGCTCCGACCACCTCGGCCTTCGCCTGCTCGATGTCGTCGAGCGAAGCGACGGCACCGAGCAGCCGCATCGGCCCGTTCGTAAACTTGGCCAAAGTCCAGTTGCCGTCATCAAGGACCACGACCGGGCAACCACACATGGTTGCCTCATGTAATAACGCCGTGTATGCATCGAACGAAATCAAATACTCTGCCGAACGCAGAACCTCCGCCAACTCCGCACGAGTCACAGGCCAACCATGAGTAATCACCGAAGCACCTTCCGGCACGAACTTGACATGACCTTTTCCGCGCCAGACCAACACACCAGACCGCGGACCGTCGCCGGGTCGGAACAACTCGTGCTCGATGTATGGCACGTTCAACACCGGGTCCCAACTGATGTCCGGATGCCACACGAACTTGTGGCCCTGCTTGTCCGCCCGATTCAATAACCACCACACATGCCGATCCGAACCCGACGGATTTCCTTCGACGATTTCCGGGTACACATGAACCGCATCTGCAGGAACCGACCGGCACTCCGGCACACCCCACGGATTCCCCACGAACGGACCGTGCGTCATCATCATCTCCGCCCGAAACCCGCGCTCCCGCAACAGATGCCCGAGCAGATACAACACGCGGATGCCACCCGAGACGTGCCGGTAATCAGGTGCCCAGATGACGTATGGTTTCAATCCCATCCCAACTCCAGACGCCGAGACAAATCCCAATCCAACGGCAAATCCTGAGTCATACGTTCCTCGAACAACCTGCGGTTCGCGTCGAACGTCGCCTGGTTGCGCATCTGGAACTCGGCCTTCGACTGCAGCGTGGAGGAGTTGCGGTGATAGATCGCCGCCAACGACCGCACGATTGACACGCCTTTACGTTGGGCACGTATCTCGTAGTCGTTGTCCTCGAAGTAGGCGGGATGGAATCCTTCGTGGAACAGGCCGACTTTCTCCACGACTTCGGAGCCGAGCCAGAAGCAGGACCATGGTGGTTTCCCGGAGAGCACGATGTTTCCTGGAGTGCACGACGCGAACAGGTCGGCTACCGCATTCTCACCGAAGGTGATGTCGTGATTGACGACGAGCCAGCCGGGCGACCGTGGTGTCGATTTGATACCAAAGTTCCAAGAGGCGGCAACACCAAGATTCGACGGCAGGCGCACGTGCCACGTGCGTTCCGCTTTGCTTTTGTCTGGTTCCCACGCGCACGGCCCGTTGTCGATGACGACCAAGTCACGGATACGGCCATGGAACGATGCCAGCATCTGGTCGACGCGATGGTGCTCGGTGAGCACCGGCACGATCAGGACTGGGACGAGCGGCACCATGCGGCGAGCTCTTTCATCGCAGGCTTCCAGAACTTGTCGAACACCGTGTCCGCTTCGTACTGGGCGGCGAACTGAACCGCCTTCTGCGACTTGCCGCGTCCGCGTGCGTACGCAGCCTCGAGCCCCGACAGGATGCTCGGCACCGATGGTGTGATGAACCACGCGTTCTGTGCCGCATCCCAGAACGGCTGACCTTCCACCAGCCAGCCGTCGCCCACGAGTTCGGGTTGCGCCGAGAAGTTGGAGACGATGACCGGTGTTCCGCACGCCTGGGCTTCGACGACCGGGATGCCGAACCCTTCGCCCATCGACGCACCGAGGTAGACGTCGGCCGCAGTGTAGAGGGCGGCCATCGCGTGCTGCGGCAGACCCATCCGGTAGAGGTACTCGTCGCAATACTTGATGCGGTCCTCGTCGATGCCGACCATCGTCGCCAGGGCTTTCAGGTCGATGCCGCCCATCGACGGTGCCTGCACCGAGTGCATGTAGAGCACGGCGTCCGGATGCTTGGCGGCGAACATGCTGAATGCCATGAAGTTCTCGGCGAACGCCTTGCGTGGAGGATGCACGCCTTTGTTGACGGCGGTCATCATCACGACGAACTTGTCGTCGTCGAACCCCATCAAGTCTCGCCCGGTGACTTTCTTGCCGTGGTTGTCGATGACATGATCGGTCGGCTGGAACACCGATTCGATTCCGTGCGGCACGTAGATGTTGCGGATGCCCTGCTGGTCGAGCATCCTCTTGCCGAACTGGCTCATCGCAATCGGCATCACGTTCGGCTTCATGCACCACTTGGCGACGTCAGGCGGCACCGGCTGGTGGTCTATCGGCACCCACGACGCGATGTTGGGAACCTTGTCCAGGTTCGGGGCCTTCAGCACCCAGACGTCGAAGAGCGTCATCAGGAGTTTCGGGAGGCTGGAGCCGTTGGTCCAGTCCATCCAGTGTGCGGCGAGGATGTCGTCGCTGTACGCGCTCATCCCTCGCGGGTAGATTTTGATTCCGTTCCACGTCGAGGTCGACGCTTCGAGTCCGTAGATCGAGTGGATTGCGACTTCGTGGCCGTCTTTGATGAGGCGCGTGACCGCTTGCTGGGTTTGTTGCCCGTAGCCCGTTCCCGCCCACGGCGCGTTGGAGTACCAGAGGGCTCTGACTGCGTCCTCGGGTCGACGACTGACTCCTCGTACAAGTGCGCTGCGCCCCGCTGCAAGAGCAGGATCGCCGTCGGTTCGGGCAGCTCCACTGGCACGCCCTTGATGATGACTTTCATTCACGCCTTCCCTCCTTGGGTGTTTGCGTGACGAGTCTAGGCGGGCGGCGACAACCTTGCGTGTATGCCGCCGCCCGCTTCGATTCGTGTTGTGACCGGCTCAGCCGGCCCCGGATCAGCTGTTGGCGTTCTTGTAGAACTTGACGTGGCTGGTCTGGGGCAGGTTGCCGTCCACGCGCATCGTGGCGCGGAAGGTGACGAGGTCCGTGTTGAACGCGTAGTCGTCGCTGCGGTCGAGGCGCAGGCCGCCGGCCATGCGCACGTAGTAGCTCGGGAGGTGTCCGAAGATGACCGACTTCGTCGCCGAAGCGTTGGAGGCCATCGCCGGGTTCTCGAACACCGGGTAGTTCAGGACGCGGTCGTTGCCGTCTGCGAGCGAGGGCTCGAAGATGTAGCGGCCGCTGTTGTCCTTCAGCTTGCGCACGACGCCGAGCGAAGCGGTGTTCATCATCCAGCCGACGCCGGGAAGGCGGCGAGCCGCTCCGTCGAGCGAGTAGGCGAGGGTGACGAGGTCGTCCGCGCTGAACGTCGGGCCCGAGGTCGTGCCGGTGACCGCCGAGGCGGCTGCGGTGACGATGCCGTTGGGCTGGCTGGTGCCGCTGCCGGTGGTCAGGGCCGCGTTGACGGCGTAGCCGATGGCGTTGCCGGTCTGAGTGGCGATGAACGACAGGATGTCGACGCCCGAGTCCTCGATGAGTTCACGGGACAGCTGCAGCAGGAACGAGTACTTGTACGCGCCCAGGGTGATGAAGCTGTTGAACGTCGGGTCGGACTCGCTGATCGCGGTGCCTTCACCGGTGATTGCCGCCGTGGACCAACCGGCCTGCGACGGAATCTGGAGGTTCTCGCCGCCGGCGGTGCGCAGCACCGTTGCGACGTCGAGCATCGGACCGACCAAGCGGGCCTGCGCGATGACCTGGTTGAAGAACGAGGTCGGCACGGGTGAGCCGGTCGAGGTCTTGACGACGTCGCGGGTCTCGAAGGTGTAGCCGCGGAGTTCGCCGCGACCCATCGCACGGAGGACTTCCTCGTCGCCCTTGGGCGCGCGGGTCTCCGGGCGGACCTGCGACACGATGTCGCGGGTCGCCGCTTCGATCTTGGCTTCACGCTCGGCATCGGCCTTGAGGGCGTCGATGCGTGCGGCGCGCTCGTTGAGCTCGTCGTTCATCTTCTTGTACGACGACTCTTCCTCTGCGGTGAGGTCGCGCTTGGCTTCGGCAGCCGTGTCGAGAAGGGCCTTGGCCGCTTCCCAGACGCGCTGACGCTGTTCAACTTGTCGCTGGATGTATTCGTTCACTGTGGGTCTCCATAGTGGTGTGTTGGGTACGCAAGGATTTTTTATCGCACCCAGCGAGGCTCCTCAGCTGGCAGTCGCAGCGGCTCCGCTTATCGACCGTGA